GAACGGGTTTAATTATGTAATAGATTAAATAAAGGTTTGACATGGAATGAAGTTTAGTGTATAATGTACTTAGTAATTGACAGTTTAATAGTCCTGGATTATTGACTACTGGCAGCAGCCGATAAAGTAGGGGAGTTGGTAGGTTTTGCTAGGGCTGCCCGTGAACACAGTGTGGGGATGCATAGGGCCGATAGTGCCAATAACCTTAAGGTGCAAATCCTTATGATCGGGCTTTAATTTTACAAGGGGAATCAATGTGCAACATATGTGAAGATAATGGATACACGATTGAGTACGAGAGATTCACTGTAATCGAGGGGCACTCACCTCAAAACGATTATGTGTGGCGAAAAAGAAAGTGCTTGTGCGATAGCGGTGATGTGTGGTATAATCACGCATATCAAGTTGACTGGGCAATGGCTATAAGGTGTAATCGATTTATAGATGAATACCATGGGTCTGTACAGTCAAGGTTTAGTACTAAGCCAGCAAGTATGAGAGAGTTATCAGTAGAGTATATTAGTGAAGGTAGGCGAGAGTATCACTTAGAAGGAGGAGAACAAAATGAGTAAAGACCCACCAAAATTCGAGTTAATAACAGGGGTTGAGGACAAACCTAAGAAGATTGTTATCTATGGACCACCAGCTATTGGTAAGTCTGCGTTCGGGGCGCAATTTCCTAAGCCAGTATTTGTTCAAGCTGAGGAAGCTGGGGGGTTAATCACGGTGCCTCGTATGTCACTAAGCAAAACTATGCAGGATGTAATCGAGAAGATTCGATACATTGTGTCTGGGGACGCTGGTGACTTCGAGACATTGGTGATTGACTCACTGAAGTATATCGAGGTGTTAATCTCGAACAGTGTGTGTGAACGGCTAGGTGTTAGCGGGCTCGGTGATGACGCTGACTATGGCAAGAGCGTATCCTATAGTGAGGCTATGTTACTATGGGGTAAGTTTATTAATGAGCTTGAGAAGGCTCGTGAAGCTGGGTTGAATGTGGTTTTGCTTGGACATAACGAGGTCAAGAGCGTTAAAGACCCTCGCGTTCCAGAGTATGAAATGACCACACTTGACTTGCGCAAATGGGGGAGTTATAATCCTACTGCTCTAATCCGTTCGTGGTCTGACTGTGTGTTTTACTTGGACAACAAGGTTTATACATCATCAGATAAGACGGGGATTGACGCAGTAAGAACAACCGCTACAAGCACAGGAGATCGTATAATCTACACAGAAGAACGACCTGCATACCTTGCTAAGAATCGATTTGGTATGCCACCAGAACTACCCTACAAAAAAGGTAAAGGATATGAAGTGATTGAGAAGTATTTAACAGTAACAGAGGAGAAGTGATATGGATATGACGGGCAGTGAGATCGAAAGATTACTGGATAATATTAATGATATAGCAGTGTCTTTGAGGCACCTATCCAATGCAACGTGGACGGGCGTTAATGGTACCGTGTATCTCAACATTGCAAGTGCAGGGGAAACCCTTCCTGTAAGGATAGATAAATGTGTACCGATTAAATTTGAAGGAAAACCAACAGAGGAGAATAAGTAATGCCAGTACCAGGATACGAACCAAGCAAGACTGAAGACTACTCGGTGGGCTACAAAGAGATGCCAGATGGTAGTCACCCAGTAATGATTACAGGGTATGAGTACAAGAAGACCAAGAACGGCGGGGATATGTTGACCCTTGAGATTGAATGTATTGATGGACCTAATAAGGGGGTCAAGGTATTCGAGAATCTAAACGTGGTAAATAGTAATGAGGTTGCCCAGAATATCGCGCACTCAAAGCTGAAAGGGTACTTTGCTGCGGTGGGCTCACCAGAGTCTATTGAGGAAGGGGATTTGATGCGGAAGCCGTTTGGTATTAAGACCAAGACGAAACAGAATGGGGAGTATCGCAATACGGATATCTATATCCTTGACGATATCCCTTCTGTTGAGCAAGCATCTATCCAAGCAAGTAGTATTGAAGAAGAGATTCCATTTTAATTACGTAACGTAAGCAGCCAAGCCTTTGGGGGTGTGTAGCCCCCTTGGGCTAGGAGGATAGAATGGATATAGATCCAAAAGAATCTAATTACTTCTTTCAGAACCATATGAGTAGGTCTATAGATATGGGTCCAGAAGGGTTGGATGATATAGTGATGGAGTGGGCTGAGAATGTTGTCAGTGGTGAATACAACATCATGACCCATAAAGACACAAGGAAATATGAGTACCGAGTCAGGGCTGTGAGGGTGCACAAGAATACGAGTGGGAATATATTCAAGACATCACTACTCATGGATACGGGTAAGTACCTTCCAGCACACATTGCCGAGAAACATGCACAGAAGTTTATTGAAGCCCAGAAAGTACTAGAAGAATATAGGAGGTAGTGTGACAGATAACCGCCCAAAAAACATTGAAGCTGAACGGAGCGTACTTGGTTCGATCTTCATCGACCCTAAGTGCCTACCTAAATGTCTTGCTATATTGCCATACCCAGACGCAACATGGTTTTTCGACCAGACACACCAACACATCTGGGAAGCTGTGAACGAGGCATATAACTTAGGTGAACCCATTGATGCCATCATAGTTAACTCTAAGTCAGACAACGACTTACTGCCAGCGATTACCAGTATCGTGATGGACACACCATCATCTGGTAATGTTGAGAGCTATGCATCCATTGTTCATGAGTGCCATGAGAGACGCAGGGTTATAGACGAGGCTAGAGGTTCTATACTTAAAGCCTCTGATATGTCTACAGACCTCTCTGAAGTTCCTAATGCTGAGATTATCAAGGAACACGAGGAAGGTCTTGGTGAAGACCCAGGAATGATTGACGAGGAGATGCTATACATACCTGGTCTTGTTGATGACATCATGAGATTCACTCTTCGCCAGACTGTTTATCCTAATAAGTATATGGCTTTCTGTGGGGCGTTGTCTCTGGTGTCTACCTTGATAAGTCGCAAGGTGACAGATATGGAGGACGTTAACCCGAATCTTTATATCCTTGGATTAGCTGAGTCTGGTTCTGGGAAGGACGGTCCTCGTAAGATTAACCGTAAGATATTGTATCAAGCATCTACTGAGTGTCGTAGCGAGGGGCTTGCTCAGATTGCGTTCGATGAATTCGCATCTAAGGAAGCTATCGAGGATGCGCTTAAACAGCACCCAGCTATCCTATGGCAAAAGGATGAGATGGATGTTATCCTGAAGTCCATGGATGGGTATACCAATGATAATGCTCGTAAGATGATGGAGATTCTGCTTCAATTATTTACCTCCAGTAATGGTGTATACACCACACGGATTAAAGCAAACTACGAGAACATAGAAACCATTATCAATCCAAGCCTTAACCTGTTTGGTACTTGTATTCCCAGCAACTTCTACAACGCTATGAGCGATAAGATGCTTATGAATGGTCTGTTTGGTCGTATGTTGATTGTGGAGGATGATGGGGTTCGTGCACCAAACAGAAACGTTGAGCGAAACAAGTCCATCCCTAGCTCTATATCACTGGCTGTTCAGGAGTGGTGGTTGCGCGGCAGTGATGGCTACACGGGGAAACAGTTAGAAGCGGGGAATGGCAACCTTGTAAAGACTGTTCTTGAGTATACGTCTAGCGCCACCGAGCTAATCAGAAGCATCCAAGATGTATACGATAAGGAGTGGAATCGATGTACGAAAGAGATGGATTCTGTGGGCTCCAGTGTGTGGGCCAGAGCGTATGAGCTCACACGTAAGCTGGCTATTGTCCACGCCATGTCTCGAAACAGCGAGTCTAAGGTTGTGGAATGGGAGGATGTCGAGTATGCTTGCACGTTCGTAGACAGACAGTCGCGCAGGATGCTATATAAAGCTAGAGAGAAGTCTTTTGGTACAGACCATGAGCGTTATAGCAAGAAGATTATTGAGTTGCTGAACAAGTCTCCTAAGAAGACTCTGAAGCGTAGCCAGATATCACGCAATATGCAGGGCTTGACGGGGAGAGAGCTTTCTGATATAATAGAGACATTGGAAGAAGGTGGGTTTATTACGGTATGGAAAGCTGGAAACGGTAGAGGTCGCAAGGCTGAAACGATTAAACTTAGATAGGAGGATGGTATGAGTCACGGCATATGTATGAGAAATAACCCAAACTGTGGAGTAGGGGTTAAGGGTTGCTCTAGAGAGTTTGATAAGACAGAGGACGAGATAAATGATATTGTTTACGATAGTATATCAGACTATTTTAATGGATACCCAAACGACAGTATGACCTTGATAGATCATGTTGAGGACGCTATTGATTCATGTATGCATGATATCCGTGGGTACGAATCGTATGCATGTGATAACGAGCTGCTTAGTGCTTTAGTAGCCATCTCTGAGTTTGTTGAGATTAAAGGGGGTTAGAGAATGATCACAGACGACCAAGGCTACGAATGGGCTAAGTCTAAGGGTATCACCACCTTAGAAGAGTATAACAAGCTAGCTTCAGAGTATAGCTCATTAAAAGAAAGTTATGACCACCTACTTATCGATATTAAATTCAACCATGCTACACTAGGGAGTATAATAGATGACCACAGATAGTGTTTGTGAATACTGCAAAGCCAAAGATAAGACAATAGAAGACCTTAAAGAGAGCTTTGTAAAATTTTCTAGTTGTAAGGTTAACCCCCCTACATTTATTAAGTATGATAGTGGGGAGGATAGAATAAAGGAACTGAATGACGAGTTAGAGTCCATCAAAAGATTGATTGATAGACCAATTATTAAGATGGCTATGCGTCTATGCGGTTCTAAGGTATAGCTTTATGAGTATAGATGAAGATGGGTTCCTTATAAAATGCCTTGAAGTTATAGAAGGTAGTTGTGATGATATCTCTGATATAATTGTGAGAATAACTTCAAAGAAAGGGGATAAACATTATGGCTTGTAAGACATTCTCATTTATAATCCCAGCAGAACCACACCCATGCCAACGTGCTGCACCAATGTGGAAGCAACGAAGACTCGTTGACACACAAAAGAATCGTAGTGCGAAGAAGTTTATAGCTAAGTGTGTGCACGAAAGGGTTGAGGAGCTTGGTGGATTTGAGCCCTTTGAAGGCGCGGTCAGGGTTGGGGTTAAGTATATCATGAAGAAGGCAAAGTCTAGTAAGCTAGATATGCCAACCAATAAGAGTGATATAGATAACTTTATTAAGACAACGTTAGATGGTATCACCAGAGCCAATGGGCTTGATACAGAGGATAAAGAAACTGTTATATGGGCTGATGATGGATGTGTTGTAGAGGTTGAGGCTGTGAAGATGTGGGCTAACGAGGGCATTGAACCGCACACTGAGGTGTGGATAGAGGAGGTATGACATGATAATAGTAAACGTTAACGGGGGGCCTAATCCATTATGTCCTAAATGTGAGGGACATGGAGAGGTTGTCTACGATAATATGCAGAAGACCTACCAAATATTCTGCGGGGTTATGGGCTTTAAGGATATGGGTTGCCACTTTAAAACACCACCAAGAATAACTGTGTTTGAGTGTGCCCAGGATTGGGTGGACGGTACAGACCTAAATGATGCTATAGCTGATGGTTTCTACGAATCTGAGTATTTTGATAAAATACTAGATAATTCTGATGGTGGATATAACAAACTGTTTTCAGATTAAAGCATTAACAAAGGATGGATATTATGATTAGTAAAAAATACAGCGAAGTTAGAGACAAGGTGCAGCCAGGAGATTTGATAGCCTTCGGAGGCATGGGCTGGGTCAGCAGGCTTATCAAATGGCGCACCAATTCCAAGGTGTCTCATGTGGGTGTGGTGTCGAGAATCGACGCACACGGACGTGTCATGGTGATGGAGTCCACATCACTAGACGGTAAAAAGGGTGTGCAACTAAACAGACTCTCATCGAGGGTTGATCAATATAAGGGGCATATGTGGTGGTTCCCTTTGAACGATGAAGCCAGAGAGAAGCTGGACCTTATGCAGTTCTGGAAGTTTTTGTGGGCGCAAGACGGTAAGAAATACGACTACCTCCAAGCCCCCATGTCTGCCACACTGTTCTGGGCAAGAGAAGATTTTGGGAGACTCTTTTGCTCAGAACTTGTGGCGGGGGCTTATGAAGCTGGGGGGATACTCCCGAATATTAATGCATCAGAAGTAACCCCCGAAGACTTATGTCGTATGCGGATGTACCAGAAACGACATTATCATATTAAAGCCTATGATGGTGAATATGAAAGGGCTATCTAAATATAGTAGTAGTAGATAGAAACCTTAACATCATCATCACTAGTCTTCCCCATAACCCATAACCCCTCAGAGACTATAGAGTTCATAGGGAGTATCAAGGTGCTCTGCTTAGGAATTCCAGCTTGGAGTATACTGGTGTTTACTGTTGTCCCGCTACCAGTTGTTGATGTGTATATCTCAACATCAGCCTCTATTGTTGCACTTACGTTCCTGTTGGCAAAAGCATATATGGATGTTATAACTATATTCTTACCTTGACTTGGAGGAATAAACACATAGCCAGTGCTAGCAACCCCCATTTCTTGTACAGATGGTGTGCTAAAGCTAACATTACCTGTCACAAGTTCTCCGAACTCACTTATTATTGGAGATCGCCCATCACTACCAACTATTTTGGCATCAATACCCATTAGTTACCATTCTCAAGGTGGCATATTGCGGCTGCGTAAACAGTCATAGATGTATTGCTTGTCTGCGGGGTGCACTTAATACCTATACTAGACCCCTTCGGGATAAGCTCATCTATTGTTGCGAACACTCTGGATTGATTGGTAGACTTGAAGATTATATGATTATCCCCATCCGTCATTGTCTCACCAGTTGCGCCCTTATAGCTATTTGCCAGTAAAGTATTTGAGCTACCAAAGTTCCTGTTACTATTTATATCAACATCATTTGCGTTTGATATGATTGTACCCGCTGTTGGGTTGCGAACCACAGTCCACTTTATGTCCTCACTGGTGGTCCCGCCAGTTGTCGAACCTGCATGTAAAGCAAACGCTGTGATGTGCAGGTCTGAGTTCTCATTGTTCTTGATATAAAGAACAGGGGTTTCGGTCGCATTTGTTAGTGTGATATCCCCCGTATTTATATTATATGCGTTGCCGTCTTCGTTGGCTTGGTTGGCCTCTGCGATTGTAACGGAATACGTGTGCGCTCGGTTATTTGAGTCTACCTTAACCTCGTTACCGCTACCCGTTCCATCCTTTAAAGTTAAACTCATAACTCTACTCCTGTTAGTATCGAGAGATACTGGTTCATTTTCATTAGTTCATTTAATATCATATCGTTATCAGCCGATAGGTTTTCTGTTATGGCTGAGTCTATTTCTGTGGGCACCCTGTTTGTGGTGCTTACATTTACGAGGTTGCCATCAGAGTCAATCAATCTAAGAGAGTCTTGCTCATCTAGCCCATCCTCAATAGTTTGGCGAGAATACTCAACCCCCGCCGATCTTTGTATCCTTGCCATAGTCTACCCCGCTATCTTTGTTAGTAGCCCAGTAACCATACTTCCAAGGATGGTGATTACCACTGTAACCCATACGGGCAATCTGTTTTTTACTTGATCTAATCCTGTCTTCATCTCAACATCCATCCTGTCTTGTCGTTTACTTGTAGCCACTATCATTGCATGAAGGCTCTCAAGAGTTACTTTTACCATTATTAATTCCTAGGTTATGGGCCATATTAAATTGCCACCAGAGGCAACTTCTGTATAGTGGACCTTATCCCACATAGCATCCACAAATAGATTTATAGTATTCCCTCAATCGTTGGTTTGGTCATTATCTAATCCTTGGGTTATAATCCTGTGTATACGAACAATTGAACTTCATCAGAGCGAGCCACAACTTCTCCTGCTGGTGGATATTGACGGGCAATATCTCCTGCAATACCGCCATCCCTGTCGATGGTCCTGATATTTGAGAACCCAACACCAGACAAGATAGCTGTAGCCTCGGTCAAGGTTTTGGCAGAAAGGTCTGGTACGGTCAAGGGTGGTTGTTTGTCGATGGCAAGTACCTCGGTAGCATTTACAAAAGTACCTATGTCAGATAGACAGGCAGACACCTCAGCGATAGTATCTGATATCTTCCCTAAATACTTTACTTGAGCTGAATCACTCAAATCGACCATGTACGTTTCCAGCAATCCGATGTCCTTACGGAAGTCCGATGCCTTAGAGGCTAATTCCCCTGTCAATCTTTTTACTTGCACTAAATTTTCGTTTACCATTATTTTATTCCTAAGTTATGGGCCATATTAAATTGCCACCACCAGCGGCTTCTGTGTAATATACTTTTATTTTAACGACATCTATAGAAGTTGTTTCGGGGTCTTCGCCATCGTTTTGCACAGTAAACTGAGCACCAAAAGTGGATGCGTTAACATCGTTACCAGAACCCACATCCAAAGTTGTTCCCCACAAGTCAGTTGGTCCACCAAATGTGTACGTTGTTTCCGACGAAGATATTGACCCACTTGGAGACTGCCCAACCGTTGCTCCGGTCCCAATAGGAGACCCCCCGTATGCTAATCTGATAGTCTGAAATGTCTGGTCAAACGCACTGGTAGATTTGGCATGAATCTGAACTTCAACACCATCAACAGTAGACCCTGCTGAAATACCTGCAGAAATGTTTGTTCCGCGCAAAGCCCCTGATAGACCTAAGTCTGGTATAGAGTCAGTTGCGTAGGCGTTGTTATCAGAAGTAATATTACTTTCGGTAGCCCAAGTGGAAGCAACATCCGTTGCTGTACCAACAGTTAAGAATCCTGTATCAGCCATTATGAGAAGTCCGCCGCACTTGTGCCGTAGTAATTCGTTCCATCATACACAAAGTGAATAATATCAACAGCATTTGCGGATGCTGTTATTGTTGGAGCTGTACCCGAAGGCCACTTTACGCTTGCAGGCCATCCTGTAACTGCTGTAACGGCGCCATCACCCGCCGCGTTGTTAATAAACTTTAGAATAAATGTCCCCGGATTGGTAGGGGCGGTAAAAGTAAACGTTTCAGAGTTGTTCGGACTAGCTCCTGCTGTATAAAAAAACAAGTTCCCTGCACCCCAGTCAATCGTAGTTGTACCATCACCTGTTGCACTCTGGGCTGTATGCCCAATAGAGGCCCCGTCATGAAGTGTCTCTACCACAAACTTTGCTTCAGTAGAATTTATATGGAACCGTTCAACCCCAGCTGTCCTGAAGTTCATTGTGTCGCCACTATTCTCGTAGATGATTCTCCCCTGAGATGCAGAGGCACTATCCCCAAAGAATAGATTGCAATTACCGCCAGTGGTTCCAATAATACTCATACCTACCTGAGAGGAGCTTTCCTGCACAGACAGATTATCAGCATTAACATCTGGTGTTTGTGCGTAAGCACCAATATCAGAGGCTATGGCTCCAGTACTGGATATTGCTCCACAACCCAGAGTGCCCATAGAAGATACGTTGTTTGAATCATCTATAACTATGCCAGACTCTTGAACTCCCTTAACACCACCATCCCCACGGACAATACGGTTGTCTGTTATATTGGCACCTGCGGTTACGTCACCAGCTCCGCCAACCTGAGAGTCTACATAAGCCTTGATTGATTGCTGTGTAGCTATCTGTGTGGCAGAGTTGCTAGCCATATTGTCTTCGTCCAGGACAGCAGTACCAGATACCCCTGTGTTTAATACTGGAGATGTGGCAGTAAGGTTTGTCATGTTGTTAGAGTCATCTATAAGGATACCAGAGTCTTGCAAGGTGTCCCCAGCCGTTCCGTTAAACCGAGCAATAGCGTTATCGGTACTGGATGCTGGACCATCTACATTCCCCTCAACCACACCCCACTCAAGGGCTGTCTTTCCAGAGTTGAGTCTTAGGGAGTCTCCAGCAGTAGCACCTATAACGGTAGGTAACTCTGCATCGAATACGGTGTCACTATTGCCATCATGAGCAATGCCATCAGCCTTTGGAACCTTGACGCATCGGTCAACTTGTTCTTGAATACTTAGGTCTGACTGAATACTCTTGTCAAGGTCTGACTCAATATTGTTGTGCAAGTCATAGGTGGACGCTTGTGTAAGTGCCGTCTTTCGGTTGAGTAACACAGCCTCCGTAGATAATGGGGCAGTAACAAACGTCACTGTGGCTGAGCTCTTATCATCCGCCAATACAATGGAGTATTCGGTAGCCCCCGTACCCTCGGCGCGTACAGACTCAGCACCAGTAGACTCGGTGATTACAATAACCTCTAAGTCTGCCGTGGCGTTTAATGGATGACTGAAGGCGAACGCAGTGGTTGACCCGTTCCCGTCATATCCTACTTTATTTGTTGTGCTTGATTGTGACATTTATTTATTCCTAGTCATTGTTTTGGCGGCGGTTTCAGAGTATCCAAACGCCCGTAGTAAGCCTTCAGCACTGCCCTCATCTGCAACTTCTATAGCCCCAGATATGCCGTTAAATATATTTTCAGAACCCAGCCTTGATACAGAGTCCATTACTTCAAATACAACCTCCAGAACCTCCTGTTCAGTAAACTCTTCCTCGCCATTCACCGCTTTCATTCCCTTCATGGTAATCTTAAAGAATTCACCAAGAGGGTTCTCTATATCTCTAACCCCATAAGAAGTAAGCTCTGCATCTGTCATGCTATTAATGGCCTGTATGGTTACAGCATCAAGTCCCTCTCCCATTATAGGGACAGCACCAAAGTTTCCTTTTAATCCTGCATGTATAAGGCCTAGGGCAAGTTCATCTTCATCGTCAAACGATATCTGTCCAGCCACTAACGAGTACATAGCAGGTACGGCAAACTGGTATATAGCAAGGTTTTTGAACAGCTCTGTTCGCGTGATTTCACCGTTACGATACTTGGCGAACGCTTGCATTTGCATATTCATAAGAGCAATGGCAGACGATGAGAACATACGAATAGTCCTTGCGAACGGGTCTTGGTTCTTTTGAAGCAGACTCATGTTGGACGGAAGGCTACTTTGCTGGGAGCCCTCAGCTTTACGTGTTACGATATCAAGAGCCTCCTTCTTTGTCTTCCCTTGAACTTGAGTCAGATAATCATAGTACATTCCACCACCAACATATATAGCCCCAACATCACCGATAACTGTGGGCTTCATACCTAGTCGGACCCACCTGTTCTGGTCAGAGAAAAGTCCTATAGTTTCGTTGTCAAGTAATGCATTGTAATCTGCGTCAATATGCTCTGATCGATTTTTTATAGTCTCACTATCTCTAAGGATACTTCTCCATCTCTTTACTGACAAAGGGTTGAAGGCTTTATGTAGATTCTTAATAACGTATGATGTAGGGACATCTTCTAAGATACCAGCAAAAGATGTTATTTGCTTAAATATCTGGTTTGGTTTAAACATCAACTTGTTAACGATATATACTTTATTGAAGTAGTTCCACATCTCTCCGCGCGATTGGCTTTGGCGGGTAGGCATGTCTTTTATATAGTCGATATGGTCCTTTAGTCTGTCATACCCGCGCTTGCCTATATTTCTGATTACCTCTGCTCTAACCTTCTCATCTCGGATTATAGCATTGATGTCGGATATTTTCTTCTGGTAGTTTGTAAAGTACATAGCGGAATCTATATAGTGGGACATGGTTTCTGCTATACCAATATCCATAAAGTCAAGCGATGTATCGGTTCTTTTTTGGGTAAAGCTAGGTATAGCCAGTCCGTTTGGACCTAGGAAAGTTATATCGTTTACACTTATGTCTCCACGTCCTTTCTGCTTCCTTGGGGCTGGAGAATAGTTTTCAATAAGTGGCATATCCATTAAGAATAGCTCTCTGTATACAGGAGATATTTCATCGTAAAGCTCTTTGTAAATCTTTAGAGACTCATCAATAAACTTCTTTTCATTAGTGCTTAGGCTACCCTCTAGCTCAGCGATAAACTGCTCTGTGTAACCAGTACCCTTTTCGTCCATGGCTTGTGCACGTTGTTTTTTGTTCCTTAAATTCATTACACGTTGCATTACCTGCCCTTTAGTAAGGTGATATACAACGGTTTCTCCATTCTCTTTTTGAAGAGTGTAGTCTTGCTCGCTCTCGATAGAGGACCACGACTCCATGTCCTTCTGGTTAAACCCCAACTTGTCTCTCATGTCTTTCAATCGAGAGCTCCATCGAATCTTACCATTCCTGTAATCCATATCAGACTTAGTGAGATCAAAGGCCCTGATATTCTGGAGTCCAAGTTTGACCCATAACGTATTCAGTGTCTCAAAGTACTGATTAAAGAAAGTATCTTGAACAAAGTACCTCTTTCCTTTACGGGCTTTTCTAAGTCGATTCTCACTACCAACCTCATTACCCCTGGATACAGCAATCTTTGCAGCCTCAAGCTCAGCGGCCCTAGCTATATAGCTCGCGTCTGGTATGTACCCATAATTTACAAGGTATTCAACACCATCGAGGGTTAGGGCATAGGATTCAGCCAATTCGTCTACACTTACAGTCCCCTCTTGCTCTTGACTCAGCAGCTGGTAGAAGCTATCAATAACTGGTCGATACATATTACCGTATTCTTGGTCAAACTTCTCATATACAGACTCAAACCCACTTCGACTATTAAGCATAGCGTTCATGGTGTCTAGGGCGTTATTTAAGTCGATATCTAAGTCGATATCTTTTGTTTTGCCCTGCTTGCTAAGGGTTTTCTTTAAAGTCTTTCTGTGGGCCTTATATGCCTCCTTAGAGGTCATGTTTTTGGCGACCTGTATTATGTCTTCAATAGCATCCGCTATAGCGTCAATCTGCTCCTCTACATCTGCCTCGCTGAGTTTCTTGGTGATTAGTTTATCCTTGCGCTTATTAAGTTCGTCAAGTATCTTTTTCTTACTATCTTTGCCTAGGACCTTGCCTTTAAATACAGGCATACTCTTAATCAGTCTTTCTACGCTACCAATAACATCGACAAAGAACGCTTGACTTTTTTTCTGTCCAGAGTTTAACCCCTTCATAAACGACTTGATTGAGGCATCTCTAGTTATCTTTCTCAGTGCTTGCCCTGGAACAGATATCCGCTCGTTATTTATAAAGTCGAATATTTCTGAGGAATCGTTTCGTTCAGACCATTCTCTGTATTCTGCCTCTTTTGCCTGAATATCTGCCTCGATATCTTTAGACCTCTGGGCTATTTTTCTATATTCTGGAAGCCCCTCTAATCCATCCCTGAAGGCCTTATTATCATCGAACCCCTCCATCTGATCAGAGTCTATGGCTTCAAAATCCTGTATAGTGTCCTCTAAACTTCGGACCTCGGCATTAATGTCAAATAATTCCTCCCCAAGAGCCTGATCCTGTTCTTTCTTAAGTCCCCTTAACTCCTTGCGCATACCAATAAGTGCCTCTGATATACTTTTACCCTCTAGAGATTTCAGGTACTTGTGTCTCTTGTCTGTCTGGTCGAATTTCTCCGCATACTTCTCAACAACTTGCGCACCAGAATCCTCAAGCTCCTTCTGTATGCCGGACAGCTTCTTTGTGTCTGATTGTATATCTCTGAGCTTGGATGCTTGGATCACTTGAGATTCAGCTTTTGTAGCAACAGCCATTTGTGAAGCAATACCTTTAACATATTCCTCTTGTTGGGCTGTGGTCTTGAATACGTTCCCAAACTCTTGCCCGCTCAACTGACTCTGAACTATAGATGAAATCTTATCCTGCAACATCCGAAGTCTCTTGCCAGATTCAGTCTTTGGGGTCTCTAGCCTAGAGTCCTTGAACGCCTCTTTTTCCGTTGTGATTGTGTTGCGTATAGACCCCTCAATTTCCCTCATTAGCTGGTCAACAACATTCTGGTCTAAAGCTCCAGACCTCACTTGTCTACGACCAGCGATATCTGATATCCCCCCACCAACTGGTCCAGCAACCCCCCCAAGAATACCCCCAATAAGAACAGATTCCCCTATCTGAGAAACCCCTTCAGCAAGCCCGACATCATCAACCCCTGTGATGTTTTCTATGCCAATAACAGACGCTTCCTGAGTACCCTCCTGTATCCCCTCTGTAACCATCCCCTCAACTGCTCTTTGTAAAGCTCTTTTAGCTGGGGTCCCCATGGTTTTCATGAGCATTTGTATTCCAGCAAGCTCCAATAACCCCATACTTAAGCCAGTTGAATTGGCTATCATGAGGGCTTCTTTTGGAGACTTGCCCGCATCTATGGCTTTAGCATAAGTGTCTGTCTGTTGTAGTGCCCCAAAAAAGGCAGCAGCAGCCTTTGGACTTCTTGTTATAAGAGTTATCCCTAGAGCCTCTACTAGGGACGCACCCCCAGAACCAAGGTTAAACATAAAGCTTCGCTCGCCATCTTCATCAAACGCCCAGTCATACTCGGCAACAATCTGGCGGTAATCATCCATAAGGGATACAGACAGATCATCGGCTATATCATCCATGTATGCCACAACTTCTCCTGAAATACCAGGAAACTGTTCTGCGTTATCCCCTACAATGTCAGAGAATTCTTGCGCAAGTATTGCAGGGAACCTTGTGGCAACCCCTCTCACCTGAAGCGCGGCGCCAGCAACCATTTCCTCGATACCTTTAGACGAGGACTGGATAAATTCAGGAAGCTCTCTTTCATCCGATATAGGTGCACTGCCAAAAAATGTGTGATCGGGTAGAAGCCCCTCTGACTCCTGCCTGTCAATCATAGGGGTTGAGGTACCTAATGGGGCTTGAATGGTATTGCCAGACATAGGGTTAAGCCGATCTACGATAGGAGGCTCAGACCCAGCTTTAACTGTAGAGACAACAGAAGTGTCTAATGAGCTTCCCTTTATATATTCTTCGTAGGTCATTGGCATTAAATTGAGTTCCTAATCATTTCAGAGGCTCTTTTAGCTCTCTTTGGAGTTTGTTCTTTAGCCCACCTGCTATCAAGAATTTCCTCAGAAGCTCTTATGGCAGAATCTTTTGTGAATGGTCTTTCTTCTAATATCTTTATTGTTTTAGAGAACCCTTTCAACCCCTTTTTACCTCCAGCTTTACCTTCACCAACTTGGAAAGCGAGGGAGGTTATAGCATCCTTGACTGGAGAGGGGAGTTCATTAAAGCCAGATATTGCTCGAACTGATGCACGTCTAGCCTTTTTAACATCCTCTCTAAACCATTCATCGACAACATTATCTGGTATGGGGGTTCCGACTGGGTACTTCTTTTTCTCAGCTTCAGTCAGTCTGTGTCCACGCCCGCCAGAAACAACACCTTCTTCAAAACTATCATCCTTATAAGATACGTGCCGACCACTAACCTTATTCTCCCCTTCCTCTCTTTGAATTAGGCTTGCAGATGATTTTAGGTCAGGGTCTTTTACAGATATACCTCCCGCAGACATACCATCCTTAACTATAACCCCACTATTAAGTGGCTCGTTCATAGAGTTGTCTATGTCAGCATCATCAACCCGAAGATTTAGTACACCTTCTTTTTGTGTAAATACTTCTTCAGCACCACCAGTAGGATCTACTTCAAATTCCTCCCCAGCCCCCTCGGTAAGGACTCTATAGATACCCTTAACCTTGTCTGCGATAGCACTCTCTATTTTACTTCCATAACCATACAGAGTTACAAAGTCATATAGCTGCCTATATGCCTCTTGGTCAATTTTCTTTAGCTGTTCAATCTGGCTTGACCCTACCTCATCCCTTATCTTTTTGGCGAGAGCTAATGATTCAGGGGTGTTCATATCTTCCAACTCTCTAGCTTTCTCGAATGGGTTTTCCTTAGAAAGGTCTATGGTTATTTCTGTGGGGGATAGTGCCTGTTCTTTACTCTCTTTGTCTTGGATATCACTAATCATTGCATCAACCCCATCAGGAGATATCCCATGGGCCAGTGCTGATGCTCTGAATAAATCTTTCCCAGCGGTATCGTCTCGATCATACTCTGATTGAGCATTACTTATAAAGGATATAGCATCATCTTGAGCTTTCTTTTGGTTATCATAGGCCTCTTCCCCCATAATATCTCTTAGCCCGCCCTGGATGAGATTAGATACAAAAGCCTGAGCTTCCTCGGTATTGCCCATAACATCTAGTGGGGGCACCTTTTCTCCCTGCTCTCTTCGTGCATTTCTGTTGGACTGCTCAGCAATAACCCCGTTAATCACATGCTTGCGTAGTTGCGCTTTTTGTACAGGGGGCAAACCAGCGTAAGCCCCATACTCCATTTGCTTATAAAAGTTCTCTGCCTGAACACCAATGCGGTCAGAGTCTCCAGGGTCAATATTGGATTTAAGGAAATATGATTCTTCCGTGTTGTTTAAGTATGTGCTAATCTCTACTTCTGCGTTAGAGATAGCTTTTCGCATATTATCTCTGTCCTCAGCCTTCATCGGGAGTTTGCTTGAGTATTCTAGTAAATCAACCATGTCTTTGTAGTTTGATATATAGTCATCAAACGCCACAGATAAATCATCCTCATCATCCCCAGCGTCCTCAACAAGACTCTTACTCCCGCTGAGCCTTGCACTTATATCTATCATAGAACTCTTAACAGAGTCTACCGAAGGGGCTAATTCCCCTGTGATGATCTTATCTTTCTGCCTAGACAGTCTTTCCTTTATAGCATCGGCGGAGTCTATATCTATATCCCCTAACAATACATTCTCATCTATTTCCTCAAGAATACTGTTATACCCTTTATTAATAATATCAGTAGAAGACATTGGTTTGCCTCCAGTGATTTTCTCTATCCGCTTGACATCTGCGGGGGTCTTGAATACATTAGAGGAAGATAGTGAGTCTAGCATATTTGTATACTTACTTACCTGATCCATACTGTCCTGAATCAATACGCGCTGATTTCTGTCCTTATACCAGTCCATGCTTTGCTCGAAGTGCTTGCTCTCTTTAGCGTGGTCGTTTCCATATATTTCTTTAGAGATATCTGATTCCATAAAGTCTCTGATCTCTTGTTCGTTAGATAGGTTTGCGTTGCGGACTCGATCTTTAACTTCTGCGGTCAGTCTATCTTTCTGGAGCTCTTTAACTTTTTCTCCCTGAATGGAATATGTTTCACCTATAGACTCCATTAGTGAGCCAACATCTGTCCCTATACCCGTAAGCTCAGCAACCAGTGTCGATGTAGATGCCCCATCGATAATCTTACTGAAGGCCCGATCCCACTTATTTGCATTAATCTTAAGCCTCGCCCCCTCCTCGTCCCTGATAGCCTTAGACGTAAATCCTTCTATATCATTCTGGATTAGAGCAGATAGTTTTTTGCCGTAAGGGCTTTTGTCTTTCCTGCCCCTGTCGGCTAATCCTCTTCCGACAAGATCCTTGCCAAATCCAAATACCCTATCGCTATGACCATCAACATCCTCTGCTTGTACCGACTCAGAGAAATCTGTTACAGCATACTGTGTGTATTCTTTTTTATACCGAAGATAGTCCTCTATAGCTTCAGACTCTTGTTTCTCGGTCTTTCTTCGCTCAAGAATATTCCCTACAGTCCCCCCTATACGCGCAATACCCTGCCCTAAGCCACTATTAGAAGTGACATCTACTGCTGATTTGATTGGCGCTCTACGTCTGATCATTGCCATGAGATTTCCTTATCCAAACATTCCGTCAAACTTGCCACCACCACCACCAGCCTTTGCGCCACCAGCCCCAAACTTCCCTGGACCCCCAGTACCTCCAGCACTACCCAATGATGAGGTTCCCCCACCTCCACCAGCACTACTAGCGCCAAGAGCAACAGCCTGTCCGACCTTCATTATAGTCTGCACCTTATTAGCCCGTTTCTTATTCTCAATAGCTGTCTTAAGATTCTCTTCCTTCTGCCTTAATCCAGTCATGGCTATGGAATCCTCAATGGTTTGATTATTAAATATATCTTGAAAGGAACTACCAGAGATGCCTGAGGAGCCAGCTTGAGAAAGCATTGAGCCAAACTCGGCACGATGCTGTTTCCGCATAGCTTCCTGCTCTTTAGCTGCATTGTCTGCCATAATATCACCCTCGATATTGGCAGACTTGTTAGCCTCGACTCCCTCGACTACCGCCCCGACTGCTGCCGCTGCTGCTGCTACCCATGCCATAACTAAATCCTTTCTCTCTTCATTATGATAGCAGTGCCACCATCGTCATAGTAGTTTTGTATCTCTTCAAACTGTACGAACCCTAACATTATACCCCATCTCAGTCCGTTTGTAAAGTCTTTTCTTGTATCCATATATACGGTATCATATCCACACCCGCTAAGGTATGCGTCTGCACAAGCGTGTATATGTACGAATCTTGTGCCAATATCCTGCGCTATCACCGTCCATGCATGAGCTTCAGTCTTACTTAACTCCTTGACCCCCATACACGCCAAAGCCCTGTCATTCTCATCAATAAAAGCGTAACCATCATAAATCCCTTCGAGAGCTCTCTCTACCGATTCCTCGGTTTCGTTAGCCACATCGAGTACCTGATTTGCTTGTATGTTATCAGCGACATCAAAGAAATACTTAACGCTTATCGGTTTGACGAAAAGCCCTTTGTTTCCATTTCTGCTGTCACTGATTGTATCATTAGTGGATATGGTCCGTCTCCTTGAAACCTTAATGTGCCAGACTGTTCGTATCCTTCATCCCAATCTAGTATCACATCCTCGCTTTTTAAATCTCTGTACTCTGATATATCTTTATCGTAGTCAAATTCGTATTCTTGTAGCTCTGCCTCAGTAGGTCCGTATTTCAAGCCTAGACTGTTTAGCACCCTCACCATGACCTTGTTGACTTTCTTGATCATACCCTGAGTGATTCCGCGCGAATCCCCAGCCTCTAGGTTTTGGAGTTCCACGTAAGATGTATATGGTATTCCTATTGTGAGGTTTGCACAGTACTTTGAATTGTTTATAGTAACAACCCCAAGCACAGGGTCTATAGTCTGAGTCCCCAAATATCTTCCGTCACCATACAAGGATACTGTCCTTCCAAGCCATACGTCAGCCCCAGTAAACGTGGAGAATACTGGTTGGTGAGAACATTCAAAACTAGACCCAAAGTCTACTACACCCCCAGATAAGTTAAAGAATTGGTTAGAATTATACCTAAAGTAATGATTCTCCACATCTACCAATAGCGTTCCTGTGGGGATAACATCTGTAAGTAAGTAAATCTGACCGTCAGTCAAGGTGGGTGCGATAACCCCAGAGGATGTCACATCGACAGACTCGGTTTTTGTCGAAGATATAGATAGGTAGCTGTCTATATGCCCAGCATCTTTTATATTAGTATCCTCATCGTATATATCGCCTATTATTTCGATAGTACTTGAGATAGTGAGGTCATCTGTGGTTCTATCTGTTTGATTCCCTGTATTAAACATGTATGCGGGTCTGTCTACAGATATCCAAACATCATCCCTCGAACCATCTGGAGATGGAGTTGTAGCTACAGACCTGACCGCAGAAGCGAATGTAGGCTTCTCGTTCTCGGATAAAGAAGCTATCGTTGACGCGGTGTTATAATCAAGGACTTCTCCACCAATCTCGTGCTGATGCCATGCAGTAATCTCGTTATTTTTATCAAAGGTAAATCCAATTAACTTACCGTCAGTAAGAACGCACCATAAAGTATCTCGCGGTTCTCTCTGGAACGCGAAGTCAATAATTCCAGTCTTAGTAACGTGCTCAGCAATCTGGGTAAGGTCTGGGGACTTTTGACTCGTGGAGGTGATGTCATAGGTTAATTCGTGCAGTCTTCGACCTGTCCTTGAGACAAATAAGGTGGACTGGTCAACAAGTACTGGTTGGATGCTTTTAGAGCCTACTGAGGTATTTCTACGATAAGACACATTGCCTGGTGCGAAGCCTTTAGAACGGTCATTTGCCCCTATGATGCCTTCTGAAGAATATGTTCCTACAGCAACACCATCACTTGTTGAGCTTACCCATTGAATAGGTGAAGCGTCCCCACCAGAAATATTTACATTAAACCCAAGGTCATCATAAACTTGACCGTCTGTGTCTGTTGTCTGAAAATCAAAACTCGTTGTGTCGTAACCACCAGAGGCTGAGAAGTGAACGGTATCTGGTTCTGCTGTGGTCTTGCCAAGTATAACTCTTCCGTCATGTATTTCGGTTACTGATGGATAACCTGTAGAGTCTGAAAAGGCTCCTAGTGCCCATTGGTTCGGGCGCATGTCTACACCCTCCCAATTGCGAGAATAACTTACATTCAAGTAACTCCATTCAAGACTACTATCAAGACGCTCCACCCAAACCTCGTTTGCGCTTATGTACTTAACAATTCTTAAGTGGTGCCATCTATGGTTTTTTGGGCGACCACCATCGGTTTTCCCTTGAGCAACAAATATCGATATAATTCGACCACCCTGAGTAGATGTTCCTAGCCATGTTTCTCCCGCATCTGTAGCTAAGGTTGTTAGTCCTCTGTCATCGACAGCCTGAACGTCAGAGGGAACAAAGATATCGTTAGCAACACCCTCTTCCCCTTCTTCAGCAGTCTTGGACTCTATGGTCGCGTATTTATATCCAGAAATACTACCTTCTGTTCTCCATGGGCTTAGGTAAAATCTGTTATTCTTTTCGGTATTTTCTGGGAGTGTAGGTCCATTTTTGTATTCGGCGATAGATATAGACCAGTCATCGTCCCCTGCTCTAGTTAATATCCTTGTCTGGTAATCTGGATGGCATATATACATAACATCATTATATTGCTTGATATCGAGCTTAAAAGTACCATCTGCATCAAATAAGTCGCTTGTGCTGTACGGGGAGTCTATTTTATATACTTTACTTACACTGCCAGTCACAGTTGTCGTGGGAGCATAGGGCCAAAACCTTGAAAATACAACCAAGTCTACGCCCGATGGTATTGATGTTATCTCTCCCGAAACCCCATTAAATTGGGACCCATCACTAGAGGTTATCGTGAGTACTATCTCATCTCCGACCGCAAAAGAGGACGTATCTGCTACAGTCATCTGTGAAGACACATCAGGATTACTTATTTCTGTTATTGTAGTAGATACAGATGAATCTAAGACAACTCCTCTGTCTTTGAAAACTCTAATCTTGCCACCGTCACCACCATAGAACCCTAGTATATAATTCTGCTCATCGTTATAATTGAACTCTACCAACTTACTTTTTTGTTGGTCGAAATCAGACAGTCTAGGATTCGATCCCCTTGTCCCTGATCCAGCTCCAAGGCTATTTGATTGGTATATCTGGGAACTTGGCCCACGTCTAGCAATAGGTCCATATTTCATAGGAACCATATTCTTGGAAGCCTGAAAAGACGAGTGCCCACCAGGAGCATCAACCATCCCTCTAAGTAAGGGGGACTGCACACCGCCATTGAACGAAGTTTGTGAGGGGTAAGAGGTAGACATTATAGAGTCGCCGATATCCATGAGTCAAGGGGGAAGTCTGGCATATCGTCTTCCCATCCATCTTCTTGCTTAGCCTCTTGAATCATCTGCATGTATTCTTGCTTGAGCTCAGAACGGAGCGAGGTATCGTTAGTCAGGGACATGCAGGCTTCAAGGGCATATAGTGTGGCTAATGCTTCAACCATAGAAGAATCATATCGCGTGGTGTCAGTGAGTCGCTTAACGTACCGAACATTCAATGCATCAGTCTCATCACAAAGAATCGATCCTCCTTCAATCTTGTATTCGATATTGCGAGGGGTGTTCTTATTTCCTGATAATGGGATAGATGTGGAAGATGAGCTCTCAACGTTTAATAGCTTGATAAAATCTGATGGGAGAGGGTAGGCAGTAGCCCAGCCAAAGGCAGGAGCAGTTGATGATGCAGCAAGTTGCACACGAGTGATCGCACAGTTCCACGGATTCTTTCGGAGGAATCGGTCGCGAACGGGGTCTACTAGCGTAGACATAACGCGGGCTTGCTTAACATCTTGAGTCAGCGAGGTAATGTTCTTTTCCCCCAGCTTATCAAGTGCTCTATTTACAATATCTAACTCAGTGACAGAACTTGCCATAATGACTCTCCGAAGATGTTTGGTATTAAAAGGGGAGGCAAAGAGTAGATTACCCTTCACCTCCCCAGCGAGGAGGGCTATTTATTACAGGGTGTAATCACAGTAGTATGATACAGTCCCTGCTTGGGCTCCAGATACAGCCGCTACAGTCAAAGCAAGATACACTTCACCGTAGTCGGGTTCTTCGGAAAGCCCAGCGAGTTCCCACACGCGCTGACTGATAGTATTGATATCCTGTACTTCATAACGATACTCAGTCATTGCGGTAGCACCACCACCCACATCAATAGCAGTAGCCATGATATCTTCATCAATGATAGTGATGTTGGTGTCTGTTTCATAGAATCCCAAGTTCAGCGTACAAGACGTGGAAGCGAGGTCATCTGCTGCGATTCGGATACTGTCGAGGGTTGCACTTACTGGCAAACGGGTCAACAATAAAGTATCTCCATCAGCAGTAGGCGTAAACTCAACCGTACCCTTGTCGGTAACTGTAGACGAACGAACGTCTTTCAGTTTGTTTAGTGTTGGAGGAGAAGCTACGAGAGCAGCGACTCCAGGCATGTTAGTGTTAGCCATTGGTCATTCTCCTTCTTAGGTTTCTTTACAGATGATTTTAACAACTTTAGCTTCTTCCAAACGGGTTGCACCGAAAGTACCATAAGTTGTAACTGCCCAAGGTTTGCGGTCGCGATCATTTTGTTGAGCGAGATCGCCATAGATATCTTCCCAGATACCCAAATGCATACCAGATTTGGCGAACATTGGGATTTCACGAACAGCAGAGGCTCCAGGGTTAACTGTAGCACGAATACCATTTGAGTCGAGCAAGCGATTAGATACAACGATATTGATACCGTTCCATCTAGTCACCATGCCAGCTTTATCAAATACAGTATTACCGTAGTCGCTATTGCTTACTTGGGAGATTTGCACAAAGCTGTTGTACTGGTGAGGAGTAATTACCATAGTAATCTGCTCTTCAGGGTCATCCATATTAACTTCGTTCTGCATAAGGATTTGCTTAGCGTCAAGAATCTTAGCAAGGGTGAGGTCCGTAGTACCTACAGCAACAACATTGTTTGAGTCAAATGCAGTAGAACCAGTTGCGGTTTCACCAGTAATTGCAGTGCCAAATGCAGAGTCGATAATGACCTCATCCATTTTGACATTGAACTTATTGACTTGTTGTTGTGCATAGTTGCTCTGTGGCGACAGCTTAGAACGCATATCATCGAGCTTGTCGAGGATAGCAGACTTACTGCGGTAAGAGACTGGGTTTACCCAACGGCGTGTGTGGTCGGGTTCATCGAATGTCAACTTCTGTGCGCGACTGGTGTTTTGTTCCAGTTCACCTACGTCAGTGAATTCGCAGGGACTTGCTTGTTTGCCTGTGTGCGTTCCAGTCATTACGAGTGGACGCAAACGGGCTTGTGATTGCTGGGCTAATAGTGCCAGCTTGTCTGAAAACTCTACTGTATAGAGTTCTGAACGATCATTTGCCATGATATTGGCTCCGATATTGATTAGTTTAAGTCAGTATCAGCTTATCCATGAATATGGGGCTTAAGTATTTCGGTCTTTCCCGATATGTCATGGGGGCTAAGTTTCAGCCTTGTCCAATATAATGACACATAGCTGAGCTACGTGATATTTGTATTCCTATCCAGCGTGTAACGCTTCGTTGATTCCTTGAATTTCACGATAGTCATTGCCAGCGTTCTTCAAGTACGCATCTCGGCGCGTTGCATCTGCGTTAATCTCTGCCATAATCTCAGCCTTTCGCGCAGACAGTTGCTCTTTAGTTTGTCCATAAGGTGCCTTATTAGCAGATGTACGAACAGTATCTTCTCCAACAGCATCACCTAGAGTCTTCATAAGGTCTAGCATCTTACGTGGCCCCATAGCGTTGCGAAGAGAATCTGCAATGTCTTGGTCAAACCCAAGGGCAATAGCCGTGGCGTTAGACTGGTCAACCATTTTGTCTAGGTCTGCACCATATTCGCGTTTAAGGGCGCTTAGTTCTTGCTCTTCGGCTTCTTTGGCTTGTTCAGCCATTGCTTGCTGTTCCCGCACCACTGCTTGATTATAAGCATCTGTAAGTTTCGTGAACCCCTCAGCAGATAGCCCAGCCTCGTGTGCTGCCTGACGGATATCCCCAATAATAGGGTTGCTATCTACATCTTCACCTTCAACAGGGTTGTACACATAATCTTCTGGCTTTTCTGGGCGACCAAGTTTATTATACACATCATCCATTGGGTCGCCATCTTTAGGTAACTTTAGTATCTGGTCATCTGGAACCCCTCTTAGCCTCTCTAGGTTTCGATATGATTCAAATAACTTCTTGGTTCCATCGTCGCCATCAAACCCTTTGTTCTGAAGGTAGCCGATTTCTTCAGGACTCATGCCTTCAAACCATGTGCCCTCCGTGGGTGTTGATGGATTGGGGTCTGTGTTTACAGACTCTCCACCTTCAACTCCCGATAAAATGCTTACCTCGCCTTGCTGTACTTCTGCCACTTCCTCACTCATCCTCGATCTCCCTTATCTGACTCATTAGTGTTTCTAATTCAAATGGCTCGTAGTTCGTGTGCCCTACAATCCAGTTCCATACTTCTCTGCGCCCTACAGCCCTTGCTATCTGTGTGTCATTTGAGCCATGGTCTGTTACGCCGACACGACAGAATGTATGCAATGCTTTTAATACTATCTTTTGGTCTTCAATCAAATTCCCTCTAGGATTGAATACTGACCTAAATGCTCTTCCAGTCCGATTAAAGATTGACCGTTCTCTGTAAATCTGCTTGGCTGTATCAACCAATCGCATTAGCGTCCCCCTGCAACAATGTGTTAACGCCCTGAGCGATACCTCCAGCGTTCTCCATCATAGATTGCTCTGCTTGTTGTTGCTGTTCCGCTGTCACAGCCTCATCAAATTCCTCGCGGGACAACATCATTGATGCTGGTGCCCCATTACCTGTATGTACAATGCGAACATAATCGTACCAATCGACAGCCTTCGATATCGCTGGGTTTGCTTGAGCCGCATTTAGTACAGCCTCGGCAGTACGGTTAGCCCCCACAACCTCATCGGACTTCTGGGCAAGGCTTAATGCCCCTCGGTATACAACGTTGAAGTTAAGTGTTTCCCCAGTGTCGGGCAATAATCCCCATGAATCAAGGATGTCAAGCTCTCGCTCAACCATTGGTCCAAGGAATTCAGACTCATCACGAGAGGCTTGTGGTCCGATAATGCGAACCTGCTCTTGTTGGCGGGCGGTGATTTCTGTAGCTGTTACGCGGTCGCGGTTGTCGCCAATCTGAGAGACATAAAGATTCAAGTGGAAGGCGCGGTCGATAATCGCGTTCTCTTCCTGCATGAGGGCTTCAGCGATCTCAACGCGAGAACCACGCTCTAGAGCGGCTACTGTGGGCTTACCGTTAGAATCAAGCCCCCCAACAGCAATACCTTCTGGAACAATATGCGCTGGGTTCAGTGAACTATCGTCACGCATAAGTAGTGTTGGGGCCGCTGCATTGTGCCCCGCTTGAAGGTAGGTCTTCTTAATCTGGTTAAGAACCTTGATTTCAGAGAGAACCTTCTGGAGCTTACCGCGACCATATATCTCGTTAGGAGAGTGAGTATCTCGAACTACTGCATAAGGGAAGGTGTCGTACCCGCCCATCTTGAGAAAGCCCTTACTAGAGTCTTTGCCAAGCATAAAGTGTCGGGACTTATATTTCTTCTTTAGTTTATTTGGATTGCCTGGGATGTAGTTGTTGTTTTCTGTTACGGAATGTATGACATCAAACGTTCCTTCAGGTCCATGGCTTCCAGTATACGCTGGGTTCTTTAGACGATCAAGAACTTCATCTGGCACATTCTTCTTGCCATACTCATCAACGATTTGTTTAGCTGTGAGTTTCCGGTGGTAGTACATGCCATTAACCATATCGAAGTTATCGACAGTCATGTAGCACTGGGATAGGTGGCAATAACGGTAGCGTATAGGGAGCTCTTTGCTCGGCCCGCGCTCGATATACATAATACCATTCCCAAATCCATCCATAGAACGCACAGCCTCATAACGAGACTTAGAGAACATGGCTTCGGGAAGGTAGCGATATTTAAATAACACGTCCTCTATATCATCGTATAGCTGAGTAGCTTCCTTGTCCGCGTGACCGAGCTCATCTGATTGAAGAGCATGCCAACGCTGTCCATCGGGGGTAGTGAAAGCCTTGAAATACGAAGAGGACGTGTCTAAGGCGAGTTCAGCACCGCTGTGGAATTGCTCTGTTCGGACATTCTGTCCAGGGGATCGCTCGGTGTTGAATATGGAATCACGAGGTGATGCGAGTCGAGCGCATTGCTGCCACTGCTCGTCATACACCCCGCGGGAGGTTTTCATGCTAGAGAAGGCTTGCTTCTCAAAATCTAGTTCGCTTAATTCGGATTGATTAGCCATCAATTATCCACCCAAGACACTACGGAATGTACTGGCTTTAGAGCCACCCGCGCCAGCTACAGTGGTGTTTTGGTCAATCTTGGAACGCCGAATCAAGGCTTCGCGGTCACGTTCAATATCTTTAGAAACATCTTCTTTTTCTATTTTCTTGGGCTCTTTAGAGAATACACCACTCATAATTATAATAATCCTAAGTCGAGAACGTTGTATGATGACGTGACTGTATCATATCCACGTGCGTTTGTCAAGAAGTTTCTTGACGGCAGGTTCTCGGCTTTAATCATAGAGAATAAGTCAAATGCTGTTGGTGACGGAACTTTTCTCTTCTTCATATCTTTCTTAGCTTCTACCTGTATAGCCCCTGAAGATTCGTTTATAATCTCTTTTGGTGCGCAGAGTTCTGATATAACTTTCGCTTCTGATGGTATTTGGACTAGAGTTCCGTCACCTAGCCATTTCCTAAATCTCCCAGCAGCTTGAGCCCTTTGGTTTACATAGACGAGTTTATCTCTTATAATATC